AATACCAATCTGTATCCCATTGAGGGGGAGCCGGTCACAGGAAGCGTTCTTGTATTTGTATATGGCAGTGAAAGATTTTTGACAGCCCTAGAACGGAGCGCCATTGCCCAAGATATCCAGTCGCGTGCTTTGGCTGGTCTCACTATTGAAGTCGTAAATATGGTTTTGGCTGATGACTTTGACATCGCGGCATTCTTCACTGTTGGCCCAGACGTCGATTCAACAACCGTGAGAGACGAACTTGCAACTGAAATTGCTGCTTATTTGAGCCCGAGCGGGTATACCTCTACAGCAGAGGGCCTTGTCGCTGCTGATATTGCCTCGATCATCAGGAATCATCCCCAAGTTGCCTTTGTGAACTCGGTAGCAATTGTTGGAGACGGCACGTACACGGCAGCAAGTGAGCCGGCGTACGCTCCGTGGCTCGTGAAAGGAACAATTCCTAATGTTGATCCTACGAGGATTAATTTGACTGCAATTGTCTCTTCATCGATTCAGTCGACTTCAATCGAGGCGGTATGAGCCACCTAAACTTCATTGGACTAGACGATAGGCTGAGTGTTTTTGGAGCGACCGGTCTGCGGCGTACGGCCTCGTCTCTCAGTGAGACTTGGCTGACATACGCTGGCACGCATCGCGTAACTGACACAGAAATATTGAGTATTGATAACTACAGTCTTGAAGTCTCGCCAACGAACAGCACAACTCCAGTTGTTCTTACAATTGACAATGTTCGTTGTTACGATGAAGACTCAGAATTTGCATCTTTTCTTATCGGGCACGCCCAATTTAAATCAAATTCACCCCTAGAGGTTACTGGTCGTTTGACGCTCAAAAACCAACCATTGCCCGAAGGCGTAGCAGAAGCAACTGCGACGACTACACGATTGGCTTGGTCAACTGGCAGAACCAATAAACTACTTATGCCAACAGAAAATTTTGATGAATTAGTTACTTGCACATTTACTCTCTCTGGCCACGGCGGCGCAAGTATTTTTGTAACGCTACCCGCAGTCCATGACACGTTTTCGTTCTTGGACAATCCCTATGTTTTGGAAGCCCGAAAATATATGCCAGATATGTTCTGGAATATTGATTCTCAGCAGCGAAACCCACAATTCCCAATGTTTAAGTTGATTGACGTGTTGTCCCATTCTTCATCCGAAGCAATGGAAACATATTCAAACATTTTTGAATACGATATTTCCGAATTGTCGCCCGTTCACGATGCAACATCATCCTGGGTGAAGAGTTCTTTGACGGACGCAGATTACCACAACCCGTCATATAGGACTTGGCTTGGGCAATTCACTGGTTCGGAGGTAAGAAAAAATATTGTCTATCGGCCTACGACTATCGAAGACTGGCCATTGCCCAGAATCTCAACTCCCGTCAACGGGATGGTATCTCATGTTTATCAAAATTATGAACCAATTGAGTGGATTACGGGACAAGCGGGTGGGCCCGAATATATTGATGCGCTAGTAGAGAAGATTCGCCTGGGCGAAGTCGGTGCTAACCTCGGTAGCAATACGATAGAACTAACCCCCACAGATGGCTTTTTGCCAGTTCCCTCTGCACTTTTTTCTCCTTGGAGGTTGAATCAACCAGAGGCAGTAGTGTGGAAGTATAGAACTACTGGGGCAAATTGGAAATATGTTTGGTTTTATGATAATCCTGCCGGTTCGTGGTGGCCAGCAATTTTCCTCCCGGCTGAACCGGATGGGTCACAGTTTACTGTTCCGACGCTAGGAGACCCAGACGGAATCACCCATCCAATAACTTCATACCCCTCTTACTCCGGGGGCGATCATTTCAGCGACCCCGCCGAACCGTCGGCGATGATCAATGCCATCAATGGCGGAGACCCCAACTTCGAACTGGACGTGGGCTTTGTCCCATTTAGTGGCAACATTCTCAACGGACCGTGCATCACCGTCGAGTTGCACGGGGGACAAGACGTGGATTTTGAGACATTGCTAAACAATCTCAATCACGGGGATGCCGTATACGTCGACGATACTTCAGCAGGTTCTGGAGTGGTACAAAAAGCAAAATATATTTACAATGGCGACGGCGATGGGTGGTTTTATTCGTCTGACCAGAGCGCCTACGTTATACCTACACTATTTAGGTCCCCATCTGATGATACTGCCCAAATGAGGGCGGTGTATGAGCCTGTCAATGTGAGTTTTGGGTACATTCAAGATCCTGTTTCCTTTTACGCAACTGAAGAAGGTGCCGATGGATTTGAAAGGTGGCAAATAGGTACTTCCAATTACGGATACAACGCAGGAACAGGACAGTCCATCAGAGAGGCGGCCCAACTGGTTCTATCTGGCTCGCAGAGGGTGGCAATTCTCCCAAATTACCTTGACGAACCATTCATTATTGAGGTTCGAACTATCGATGTTGAAACGCCAGAAGTTGATCCAGCAACATCAAGTTCCCCTCTGGTTATGGCTGCAATTGAGCCAACGCGACCCGCAGGGTACTCGTTCGTATCTACGACTGCCGATGATTTTTACTTTACACTAGGTAGCCCGGGCCTCGGCCTATTGGGTTATGCTGTACTTGCCTAAGTGAGGAGACGAAATGCCAAATAGGGGAATTAAAATTTGGGCTCAAGGCGATGTTTTGCATGCCTATGATGTGAACGAATACATCATGCAGCAGGCCGTTATGGTCTTCGATACAGAGGCTGACAGAAACTCGGAATTAACTTCTGTTATCACCGAGGGCATGGTCGCCTACTGTAAAGATATTCAAAAGATTTTTGTGTATGACGGCTCAAATTGGATCGAATACGGAACCAAGCCCGAGATTGATGCTCAAGAAAGTCGCACTGGCCAACTTTTCCTTTTTATGGAAGTTATTTGACAACTGGCAGGTGTATTATTTTCTTGACAGAGGAGGTCATATGACCAAGTTTTGGAAAGAAGCCGCCGAGCGAGCAGTCCGCACCTTCGTCCAAGCGTATTTGGGCGTCTGGGTAGCCACTGGAGCCGATTTTGATGGCCTCGTGGACAAGGACAACTGGAAGACTGGCGTTGTTGCTGTAGCACTGTCTGTCGCAATGAGCATGGGCCTGAAGAAGGCTGGACCCGACAAGGAATCCGCTTCTGCAATCTGAGTGAACCTCACCCCTATCAGGGCTTCCCTGAACTACAATAAAAAGGTAGTTTGGACGGGAGAAAGCGCCAATGATTGCAGGAATTTACAACGTGACCTGCCAGCAAGGGTCGACCTTCACCCGTGTTATCAGGCTGAAAATGCCCGATCCCGCCGACCCCACCCAAACGACGTATGTTGACTATGACCTGGAGGGCCACACTGCCCGCATGCAGGTGCGGCGTACAATTTCCTCGACGACGGCGCAGGTTGAATTGACGACGGAGAATGGTCGAATCCTTATCGAGCCCGCTGGAGAAAAAGGCATAATTCGCTTGAACCTCACCGATGAGGAAACGGCAGCCTTAACTTCCGACGGGGTATACGACTTGGAGATCATTTCCGCAGGCGGGGTGGTTTCGCGTGTCATCCAGGGCACCTTTACTCTCTCCCTGGAGGTCACCCGATGACTAATGCGGTACCCAATCAAGTCTATGTATATCAAGATTCTCCGAATCAGGTAATTGTCGAGGACAGTGCCCCCACGGTCATCGAAGTAATTGCCGGGGGTGGGGGTGCGGTCAATACTCGCCGCCATGTACACGTTCAGTCTTCCCCTTCTTCAGCCTGGACAATCACTCATACTTTGGGCGGCAAACCGTCAGTTATGGTTGTGGATTCTGCGGATAGTGTCGTCGTTGGTGATGTAATATATGTAAGCACAACTGAAATTCGGGTAGAATTCACTGCTCCATTTTCCGGTTATGCCTATCTCACTTAACGGGAGTCACGGATGGCGCAAAAATATGTAACAAACCTTGACCTCAATCAGAACCAGTTGCTCAATGGTCGCTTTGAGTCTGTTGCCACGGACCCCAACACCAACAATTTTGAAGGTCGGCTCATTTATAACAGCACCGAAAAGGTGCTGAAAGTATATGACGGAACTGCATGGCGAAAGGCTATCCACGCTCTTTCGTCCACAACGACAGCGTTAGTAATTTCAGAGTCGAACGGAAGCGTAACTTTTTCAATTGCCGATGCCGTTGCCTCTGGCGCGTCTGGCCTGCTTAATGGCACAGACAAGCAAGCCCTTGACAACAAGACGTCTAGCAACACTGGCTCCACGATTGCCCTTCGCGATGCTGCTGGTCGTCTTCAAGTCTCGGCACCAGTCAATGATCTTGATGCCGCTAATAAGTCTTATGTAGACGCTGCTCGTACCGGTCTTGATGTAAAGGCATCAGTGCGAGCCGCGACCACAGGGGCCCTGAGCATCACGACCGATCTTGAGGCCGGGGACACCATCGATAATGTCACTCTCGTCGCTGGTGATCGAGTTCTTGTCAAGAACCAGGCCTCTGCTTCTGAAAACGGAATTTATGTCGTACAAGCATCAGGGGCAGCGGTACGCGCCACCGATGCGGATAGTGCCGATGAAGTTACGCCGGGAATGTTCACCTTCGTTGAAGAGGGTGATGAGAACGCCGACTCCGGTTGGGTTCTGACGAATAACGGAACAATTACGCTTGGCACTACTGGCCTTGATTTTGCCCTGTTCTCGGTTGCTGGGACAATTCTCGCAGGAGATGGCCTCTCCAAAACAGGAGACGTTCTTAACGTCAATGTTGCCAGTGATGGTGGCATCGAAATTGCATCTGACAATCTCCAGATTAAGGTTGATAGTAATTTTGATGGCTTGACAACCACTGTCGATGGTCTGGCTCTTGACTCGAACATTGCTGGAACTGGCATCACTTTCACTGCCGGAGTCCTCTCGACCGACACTATCGACCTCACCAGTGCGTCAGGAAACGGTGTCAGCGGGCTGCTCCCAATTGCAAATGGTGGCACAAACGCGAGCACGGAGGCTGACGCGCGTGACAATCTGGCTGCAACATCGGCAACTGGTCTCACCACGAGCACGCCGACCCTGGCTCGTATTTCTGCCCAAACCATCGGCAACGGAGCCGACGCCACATTCTCAATCGTCCACAACTTCGGCACGCGCGATGTCACCGTCCAGGTGTATGACAGCAGCACCTATGACACGGTGATCACCGATGTTGTCCGCACGAACGCCAACCAAGTTGACGTTTCCTTCTCGGTTGCACCTGCTTCCGGTGCTTACCGGGTGGTCGTCAGCGGCTAAAACCATGCCTTGAGGGGCATTCACAACGAAACAGTTGAGGCTGATTCACCATGACACGATTTGTAGGTACGCCCGTAAAGGGCGTTGAATTTGCCAATGCGGGAGATGAAGCGATCTCCGCACGTGTCAGTGGTGATTCAAATGCCCGATTGAGGATTGATGCTGGTGGGCGACTTACGTGGGGCGACGGCTCTGGCGCTGGTGATGTCAACCTCTATAGGTCTGATGCCACCACCCTGAAGACCGATGACACCCTATACGCATCGAATGGTGTCATCACCCTCACTACAATTGGCAAGCCTACGGCAAACTTGCCTGATGGGGCCATGGCGATTGACACCAACGAAGATCGCCTTTGGTTGAGGAGTCAGAGCGTATGGGTTAAGGCTGGCAGTGCTAGTGTTGAACTCTCTCCTTCCGCCCCAACGACGAATGTCTCTGACGGAGACATGTGGTTTGATACAGATGACGGAATTTTATATGTTCGGTCTAGTGGGTCCTGGGTTTCGGCTACTGGAGCCCTTAATATCGACTCGCTGGCTGACGTGGATGCCGGGTCACCTACCGACGGACAGGTGCTCCAGTACAACACGTCAACGGCGATGTGGGAAGCAAGTACATTTTATGCCCTTCCTGCGGGAGGGAACACGGGTCAGGTTCTCACGAAAAATGACAATTCTGACTACAATTATTCATGGCAAGACGTGATTTCGGCCGATGGTGGGTCTCCGACCACTTGGCTCCGGGCTCACGTATCTATTGACGCAGGTGGAGTGTAAATGAGCGCAAATGTTGTAATTCAGTTCCGCAGAGGTACGGCTGCTTCTTGGACTTCGGCGAATCCAACTTTGGCTGCTGGCGAAGTTGGTTACGAGACTGACACTTACAAGATGAAGACGGGAGACGGGTCTACCGCTTGGAATAGTCTTTCATACGTCAATACCATGGGGGCGGGTGTCCTAAATGACATTAGCGATGTCATTATTTCTTCTGCCGTAGATGGGGATTTTCTCCGCTGGAATGGCTCCGCCTGGATCAACGATGCCGTCAATCTCGGCACTGACTCGGTGGGCGATTACGTCGAAAGTCTCACCGCCGGAACCGGGATAACGCTCACGAACAATTCTGGCGAGGGCGCAACGCCGACGATTGCTATTGGGCAATCTGTTGGCACCTCTGACGATGTCCAGTTCAATAGCATTGAGACGACTGGAGACGTCACCATTGGTGGTGACCTTGTCGTTAACGGAACAACAACCAGCATCAACACCACTGAACTAACCATTGAGGATAATGTCGTTGTTCTTAATTCAAATGCTACGACTGCCAGCGTCAACGCTGGTATCGAAGTGGAACGCGGCACGTCCGATACGAATGTCCTGGTTCGCTGGAATGAAACTCTGGATATTTGGGAGTTCACTAACGATGGAACCACATATCATCCGGTTCCGACTACGGACCCATCATTTGGCCAGGTAACAATTACTGATGGCCTTACTTTTGAAACAATTAATGGTGGCGTTTATGACTTAAGTTTTGGATTTGAGACCTTAACAGCCGATCAGACAATCACGTTCCCGAATGAGTCGGGAATTCTGGCCATCCAGGGCACTATTGAACTTGGTAACGATACGACAGGCGATTACGTACAAGACCTAACTGCCGGTACGGGCGTTACGGTTGCCGATGGAACTGGCGAGGGGTCTCAGCCTACAATTTCTATTGGTCAGCCAGTAGCGACAACAGACTCCGTTACATTTGCTGAAGTCACAATTGATGGCTCGCACATCATTTTTGAAGGCAATACTGCCAATGAGTTTGAGACGACGCTTGCTGTAACAGATCCTACTGCTGATCGGCAAATTACTTTCCCCGATTCATCGGGCGAAGTTGCTCTTATTGGTCAAATTGATCTTGGCGCAGACACAAATGGCAACTATGTTTCCGATGTCACTGGCGGCACTGGTGTTACCGTTACCCACACCCCGGGAGAGGCCTCCGCGCCAAGCATCGCTATCGGCCAGTCCGTCGCAACAACCGATGACGTCACCTTCAATAGCGTTACCGGCAACCTGATTGGCGACGTCAAGTCCACGGATGGAACCACCGTTCTTGACTCTGGCACAGATGGGACTGATGCAACATTCACTGGGTCTGTTGCAGGGAACGCCTCAACGGCTAGTTCTCTGGAGGCGGCACGTACCATCGAACTTACTGGAGATGTGACCGGGTCGGTTTCTTTTGATGGCTCAGCCAATGTCCAAATCTCTACTACGGTAAGCGCCGATTCCACAGTACTTGGTACGGACACTACTGGGGACTACGTCGAAAGCATTTCAGCCGGAACCGGCGTTACCATTACCGGGGGAACGGGCGAGGGCTCTACCCCGTCCGTTGCTATTGGCCAGTCTGTTGGAACAACTGACGATGTAACTTTCAATAGTGTTACCAGCAATCTCGTCGGTGACGTCAAGGCAACAAATGGAACCACCGTTCTTGACTCTGGCACGGACGGAACCGATGCGACGTTCACCGGTGATGTAACGGGCTCGCTCATAGGAAACGCTTCAACTGCCACAACACTTGAAACAAGCCGCACTATCGAACTTACTGGCGATGTAACTGGATCAGTTTCATTTAACGGTTCTGGTGATGTTCAGATATCTACAACCGTCAGCGCCGATGCAGTAGCACTTGGCTCTGATACCACCGGTGACTATGTGGATAGTTTGGTTGCTGGTACCGGCATTACCCTTGCAGATAATTCAGGCGAAGGCGCTACCCCTACTATTTCCATTGGGCAGGCCGTTGCTACTACTGACGATGTCACGTTCGCAAACGTAACAATCACTTCCTCGCCCTCGCAGGCTACTCATGCCGCAACAAAGTCTTATGTTGATACAGCAGTGGCGGGTTTGGACTGGCACCAAGCCGCAAAATTTGCCACGGCCGCTGCTCTACCCAACACTCCGTCCTACAGCAACGGCTCCTCGGGTGTGGGCGCCACACTAACTGCCACGGCCTATTCACGACTTTTCGTAGATGGAACGAATGCAACAACCGGTGATCGCATTCTCGTTAAAAACCAGACCGATGCATCAGAAAATGGCGTATACGTCGTAACCGAGCAGGGTAATGCTGTAGATACATACTGGGTCTTGACACGATCCACAGACTTCGACGCTAGCCCCTCTAACGAGGTTAAGTCAGGCGAGGCTATTTATATTACCGCCGGTGCAGTGAATGTGCGCCAGGGTTTCGTTCTCACTACTTCGGGTTCGGGGACTGATGGCGCCCATTCCATCGGAACAGATGACTTGAGTTTCACACAGTTCACTGGCACTCAGGCATTCACTGCTGGCGACGGTATGAGCCAGTCGGGCAACACGATTAATGTCGGCACGGCAAGCGCCGCCCGAATTGTAGTGAATGCCGACGACATCGACCTTGCTGGTGTTGCCCAGTCAAATACTTCAGGGTCCGATACCACCACTTTTGTTTCGTCCGTTACGGTTGACTCATATGGGCGTGTGACCGGGCAAGAAACTTCTGCTATCGACTTCGCTGACACGCCTCTCACAGGGACCCCAACGGCTCCCACTGCTTCAGTTGGAACAAGCACGACACAAATTGCTACAACAGCATTCGTTGATGCAGAAATCGGCGATCAGGCCGTTTTGAACAGCGTTGTCGATGCCAAGGGTGACCTCATCGTCGCCAGCGGTGCTGACACGGTAGCACGATTGGGCGTAGGTACGGATGGCTACTTCCTTAAGGCCAACTCTGCTGCGGCGAATGGCGTCGAGTGGGCAACTGTCACTGAAACCATGGGAGTGGACGATCTCACGGATGCCGTGATCACGTCGGCTGCAAACGGCGAGATTCTTCAGTATGACGGAACAAATTGGGTCAATGCAGTTCAGGCCGGGTCGGAGCCCATTGGCCACGAAAATAAGGCAGACAGCACGATTTCGTTCAATGACGGAACACGGGTTTTCACTATCGAACCCTCTGGCTCGTCATACACGGTCTGGTGTAAGGGCAAGCGGTATGTTAAGTCCAGCGCCGAGACCGTCACAATTGGCTCAACAACTGGCCTGTACTACATTTATTTCAATTCGTCAGGAGTCTTGTCCTATCGAACATCTTACTTTGATTGGGAGAACGACACGCCTACGGCGTATATTTACTGGAACGCCACCACAAGCAAGGCGGAGTTCTTCGCTGATGAGCGCCACGGGGTAACCCTCGACTGGCAGACCCATGAATACCTGCATCGTACGCGCGGAGCGGCTATCGCAAGTGGATTTAGTGCAAGCGGGTATGTCACCGACGGGGATGGTAATTCCGACTCCCATGCTCAGATCGCTCTGACCGGAGGAACTTTCTTTGACGAAGACCTCCAGGTTGACATCACTCACTCCGCTTCGCCCACTGCAAATACCTGGCAACAGGTGCTTGAAGGCACAGCGGAAATTCCCGTGTTCTATCTATCTGGTACGGCATGGGTGAAAGATGCGGCCACGACATTCCCGTTTAAGGCTGGCACATCCCGCGCTCAGTACAACCTGAATACCGCTGGCACCTGGTCAACCGCTGATGTCCAGAACAACAAGTACGGCGCAATGTGGATTGTGGCTACTAACAACTTAAATGAGCCTGTTATTGCCATCCTCGGTCAGACATCGGCGGACAACCAAAGCACGATAGAAGAAAGTGATTGGGAAGACCTGACTCTGACGGACTTCCCCATTTTTGAGTTCCGTCCGCTTTACAAGATTGCTTTTGTCGTATCGGATGGCTTTGCCAATACTGTCAAAGCATCCATCCGTGGAGTCACTGATATCCGCCGAGCCATATCGGCTGGTAGTGGCATCCCTGCTCAACCAGTGAGTGACCACGGAACGATGACCGGCCTAGGTGATGATGATCATACGCAGTATCTTCACATTGCAAATACTCGTGTGAATGTTTCTGCCGACATTGCGACGGCAGGGACAATCAGTGCATCATCGCTAGGGACAAACTCTGATGTGGTATTCGAGGGCGCCACTGCCGACGACTTCGAAACTACGCTCACGGCTACAGATCCCACTGCTGACCGCACGATCACGCTGCCCGATGCAAGTGGAACATTGGCCATCAATGGGACAATCGCGCTTGGGACTGACACAACCGGCAACTACATGTCCGATTTGTCCGCTGGTACGGGTATCGCTGTTTCACATACTCCAGCAGAGGGTTCAACAGCAACTGTCAGCCTCAGTGCAAACCTTGAAGACGTCAGCGATGTCACGATTACCTCAGCGACCTCCGGAGACTTTCTGAAGTGGAACGGCTCTGCATGGGTCAACGATGCCGTCGACCTGGGCACTGACACGACCGGAGATTACGTAGAAAGCCTAGTTGCTGGAACTGGTGTCACCCTATCCAATAACTCGGGCGAAGGAGCAACGCCAACTGTTGCCATCGGCCAATCGGTAGAGACAACGGACTCTCCAACATTTGCTGGCGCAACCTTGGACGCAATTCAAGTAGGCATTACCGACGCTAACGAGATTGATACGTCTAGCGGGGACTTGACTATTGACTCTGCTGGAGGAACTGTTACCATTGACGACAACCTGGTTGTCTCGGGTGACCTTACGGTGAACGGCACAACTACAACGGTGAACTCAACTGTCACTACAGTGGATGATCCCGTCATCACCCTCGGTGGAGATGCGGCCCCCACAATCAACGACAGCAAGGATCGAGGTGTCGAGTTCCGCTGGCACAATGGGACTGACGCCAAGGTCGGGTTCTTTGGCTACGACGAAGGAACCGGAAGATTCACGTTCATCCCGGATGCAACCAACACCGGCGAAGTCTTCACGGGGACTCTGGGCTCAATCGATGTCGACGACATTTACATCAATGGCACCTCTTCGACAGGAACCGGTGGGGCCGTACGCGCTACCGACCCGGCACTTGCGGGGACCCCCACCGCGCCTACGGCATCAGTTGGCGACAGCACGACACAAATTGCGACAACAGCATTTGTAGACGCGGAGATAGGCGATCAGGCGATACTCAATGCCGACATTGTTGCCACGGGCGATCTCATCGTCGGAGCATCAGCAGGTACACCAGCGATCTTGAGCGCGGGCACTGACGGCTACTTTCTTAAGTCCAATTCCGGTGCAACTAATGGAGTTGAATGGGCATCAATTCCTACAATCAACAATCTGGATGACGTTGGGGATGTTAATGCGCCTACGCCGAGCGACGGGCAGTTCCTCAAGTACGTGTCCGCCAGTAGCGAATGGCAGGCTGCAGATATCCCGACAATTAACGCCATCGACGACGTGGGGGATATTAACGCTCCCAGCCCGAGCGATAACGATGTTCTTCGGTATGACAGCACTGCGGGCGAGTGGGTGAATGACCCGCTTGCGGATATTGCCTCACTAGCGTCCCCCACTTTTACGGGGACCGTGACATTGCCTTCTACAACTTTCTTCCCGGAGGCATATTATGATTTCACCGCTTCAGCGACTTTGGCTCTGGCGACCCACCAATACAAGGTAATCGAGGCAAACTCGTCAAGTGCTATTACAATTACTGTCCCCACAAACGCAAACGAAGCGTTCCCGGTGGGAACAGTAATTACGATCACCAGAGTCGGAACCGGAGAAGTGACCATAGCCGGAGACACGGGCGTTACTGTCAATAATGCGGCTGGCGCTCGTTTGAGAGCCCAGTGGTCAACTGCTACACTCCGTAAGCGGGCGACAGATACCTGGCTACTGTCAGGCGACATGAAGGTGTAAATCATGGCTACTAATCCATCATGGAGTGAGGAACTGCCGAAAGGCACCGTACCAAACCTTGTCGGCCTGACTTCCGCCAATGCTGACACCCAGGTTTCTAACGCAGGGTTTATCGGGACCAGTTCAACGACAAGCCCTATTGATGACAGTGGTGGCTCAATAGGTTCCGGCAACCTCAATAAAGTTATTTCGCAAACAGAGACAGCAGGGAGCACTATCCCTTTGGGCGAGATCATCAACTACGTGATCGCCACACCCTATTTCCCGCCCTATTTTCCGCCTTTCTTCCCGCCTTTCTTTCCCCCGCACTTCCCGCCATTCTTCCCGCCCTACTTCCCACCTTTCTTCCCGCCACACTTCCCGCCTTTCTTCCCGCCTTTCTTCCCGCCACACTTCCCGCCTTTCTTTCCGCCTTTCTTCCCGCCAGCGTTCGGTCCATATTTCCCGCCTTTCTTCCCGCCATCGTTCACTAAAGATGGTACTGATTTGTTCCTTCCTGGCATTATCAAGCGTAAAAGCAAAGATACGACGACCTCCGAAGAAGACGAAAACGCGAAGGATTAAGCCAACATGGCTAAACTTCTGCCTAAATCAATTTACGACGTCCCTTTAGGGTCGGCGGATGGCCAAATCGACGACTTGCTTGGTGCCTACAAGGGGAAAGTTACCCTTGTATTCAATTGCGCTGCAGGGTGCGGCAATATCCCCCAGCACATGATTTTGCAGGAACTTAATGAGTCATATCGGGATGAGCCGGATTTCAATATTGTGGCCGTGACCGTTGACGATTTCACTTGCCATGGGTACCCAGAGTTTTCAAATGGTTTAGTTAATTACATCGAGGAAAACGGGCTGACTGTTACCCCAGGGCAGGTTGCCCAGCAATACGCACGCGACAATTATGGGGCTACCTATTCCTTCTCCGAATTGACGAATGGCAGATACGATAAGCATCGCTACGATTCATCGTTCGTTCCTGGATCTGTCAAAGAGCAGGATATGCACGAATTGTGGTATCTGCTAACAGAAGCATTTGAAGCCTCTATTGGGGACAATGGGCTACCAGTCCACAACGAGCAACTACCTTGGTCCGACTCCTTTTCGGAAAAGCCAGCCGATGACCTAAAGTCGTTTATTCCACTGACGGGAAACTTTGATAAATTTCTTGTTGATAGGAGCGGGAGGCGAGTTCGACGGTACCCCAATGCCTTCCTTCTGGGTGAGCGCGACGAGCATGCCAACCTCTACCCGGGTTTTGAAAAAGAGGAAATTTACCCTGGTGTCCCCGACTGGAGACCAAACCACCAGGAAAGAGCAGACAATCCAGATAATAACGGCCCTTTCCCCACCCCCCTCCAACGCAAATGGATTGACGTTTCGCTTCAGACTATCCGGCAAGAGATTGACAATTTTTTGGCTGACGTGATAGAGTAAACGCAACTTCTCCCCAAGGTCAGATTGTGGACAACGAGCAAGATTACGAAATTATTGAAGACTCCCTTGTCCAGCCAGGCCATTTTGGTGCGTCTTCGGACAACATCGTTTACGAAGAAAACTTTGTTGATCCAGGCGATCTCGCTTACATCCAATCTTTCGTTGAGACCATCGACAGGTGGGAAAACGGCATGGACGATACATACAACGAAGAGGGCGACTGCATCTATCAAAAGCATTATTGGTGGGACAGAGTGTGCAGTGGCCAAATTATTGGAGAACTAGATCTCAAGGCATTTGAAATTTTAGAAAAGTACATCGATAAAATGGCCATGATTATTGAGGACAAGTTTGGCGTATACGTGCATCAGCGGCCTCCCGTTTTAGTTCGCTGGCTCCCAGGTAACTTGCAAGAACCTCACGCCGACAAACAACTGAACGATGGTCGACCCAACCCTTTCCCGCTCTACGACATCAACTCGATTATTTACTGGAATGACGACTTTAGTGGTGGGGAGTTCTACTACCCAGATCATCGGCGAGAATATCCTATTCAAGCGGGAATGGCCGTTGCACATCCGGGGGATATTCATTATCTCCATGGTGTTAAGCCCGTACTGTCTGGCGTTCGATGGACGACACCATCTTTCTACACAATCACAGGCTTCCGTGGCTAGGAGAAACTGCCGTTATGGATTACACAATACCGAGCAAAGAAATATTTGAAAACGAACCTTGCCGGATCAACCGTTTACCAATTTCTATTTATGACTTAGAACTCGGCTCAGCAAACGACCCCAACGAAGACATCTTAGGAAAATTGGCTGGGAAAGTAACGCTCCTCTTCAATGTAGCGGCAGGATGTGGGAATATCCCGCAACATGCTGTTCTCGAAGAGTTAAACAGGCGTTTTGCAGACAACCCTGACTTCTCTATTCTTGCTGTTGTCGTTGACGATTTTTGGTGCCATGGCTACCCAGAGTTTCAAGATGGTCTTCAAAATTACATTGACGGCCACGGGCTGTCAATCTCGCCCGGGCAAATGGCTTGCAAATACGCTTTCGAAAATTATGGATCAACATACCCATTCACTTCGCAAACCTATGGGCGATACGATAAGCACACTTACGATCCCAAGTGGGTCCCTGGAGAAAAGCCAACTCAAGAAATGAGTAATTTTTGGCATTATCTAACTGGGGCATATCTGGCTGACGTCAACGAAAATGGCATTCCGTACCAAAATGAAGTTGCAGGATGGACTGACGTTAAACGAGTTAGACCACCAGACCATAAACGAGGGTACGCCCCACTACGTGGGAATTTCGAAAAATTCCTGATCTCTAGATCTGGCGAATGTTTTATCAGATACGGCAATGGTTTTCTGTTTGGACAGCGTGACCGGAACAATAATTTGTTTCCTTGGCTTTCAATTTCAACTTCCGAAGATGGGATCGAGGACTATAGGGGTGGAGCCGTCAAGTCCAGCGAGCCGAACGTAAACTTGGAAAGCGAGATGTTCTCGGCTCCGAATTTTGATTTTATTGAGATTATTCGATTTGGGGTGACCCATTCGCTTGATCTCATTACTAAAGACATTAACTTCATGTTGTCACAAACAGAACTGTGACGTAGTAGAGTCAATCGCGACACGCCAAACACAGGAGGATAAATGGATATCGCAGGGTACATCGGGCACCCCAATGCAGGAATCGTTCTATATAAGAACGTATGGTCGCCGGATGCAAATTTCGTTGAGCGCATTGAGGATGCTCTTCGGGCTCACGAGAACGACGCCTACAAGTGGCTCCCTGCCACTGTCGGCGATTACGAGGTCATGAAGAATTATCGAGATTGTTATGACCTGAAAATTGGAGAGCGCTCACTCCATACATTGCCCGAAGAAATGTCCGACTTGAAGAATGTATATGCCGAAGTAATTGCTGGGGTCAGGGAGTGCGTGCGCCACTATTCATCGCTGTACAACCTGGTTTTGGAGTACGAGGAAGTCACCAACTTTGTCAAGTACGAAGAGGGTCAATTTTTTGGTGTCCACCCGGATTCAGGCTTCGCATACTTTTGCACGGTGTCGTCGATTGGGTACATCAATGACGACTACGAGGGAGGGGAATACTTGATGCCCTTCCAGGATGTCATGTTTAAGCCCGAAAAGGGAGACCTCATTATCCACCCGTCGAACTTCATTTATGCTCACTCGTCACGACCAGTAACGAAGGGTGTCAAGTATTCGGCGGTCACTATGTACGACTACAACGACAGAAATCACCAGCAGCAAAATCAGCCGGGCTATGACCCGACGACATACCCAAAGCCTGATTTGCCAACGGTCGGGGGCGGTCAAGTCTCTTCGGCGTCATGAAGGTATCGTTGGTCAAAACAACGCCTCAGCCTCTAGAAATACGTCAGTCAACCGTTCGTCGCCAATGGATGGACGACACCTATAACAAGCACGCCTATAGATGCCTTCCTGTGACAGAGGCCAATGTAAGCGGTTGGGAAATTGTCCTTCCGCATGACGTTGTCTTCCAATGGGACGGGGGCACCAGTGTCCCTCGCGTCCTAGAGGGTGGGACGGTAACTCGATCGATCAACGGGCATTCTTATGAACAAAATATTGTCCAGCAATCGATTGTCGGGATGGCTACATTTTGCCTAGGTTGGGTCTTTAATACCCCACCTGGGGTACATACATGGTTGACCGGCACTCCCAACTACGTAGTTGATGGAGCCATTCCTTTGTCGGCATCCATCCCCTCCGATTGGTGGCCCGATGAGGTCAATATGAGTTGGATTATCACCAAGGAAAAAACTCCAATTACATTTCCCGCTGGGTCAGGACTAGCATTTTTCAATTTCTACGAACCGTCTCTCATAAAAGAAACCGAATTCGAAGTGAAGAACCTATGGGACAACAAGGAACTTGTTGCCTCTCGCCAAGCGTATGGGGATGCGAAAGTAAAGAAACTTCAAGAAAAACCGTGGTCTTGGATGAATGGGATTAGGACTGGCCTCGACGCCGAGGGTAATAGAATTGGCCCACGGCATGAAAATCATGCGACTTTGGAGGTCCCTCGTGAAAAAAGTTAAAGGCGGTCTAGCGGCAGGTCTTATGCTTGGATCACTTGGCTTCAAGGTCAAGGGACTAACGGCCCAGCAAATTATTGAGGATGGTGAATATTTCGCCGAAATCCTCGCTCGTAATAAAATGATCGGATTTATCGGACTTCATCCAACTCAAGACGAGCATTTTGCAATACTCCATGCCTTATATAGGGGCGATGATCCGAAACCAGAAGAAGGCTTACTCCCCAACGAGAACCATATCGGGAACCCGAACACCCTATCCAGCGAGCATCACAATTTTGTGATGTCACAATGGCATGTCGACAATCCATTTCTCCCGGAACCTCCATCGTTCACATCGATGCATATGCATACATTTGATTTGCCCAAAGGCGTTGGGTCAACCTATTTGGCTTCTTTGTGCTTGATGTATGAAATGTGTCCAGATCATTTCAAAAAAGAATTAGAACTCATTAAATTTGTCCACCACACAGGTTCCATTGCACCGTGCGGGGATCAGGGGCTGGTTGCTCACCCGGCCCTACGGACACATCCGGTGACCGGCGAGACGATGATTTTTTGGACTGGCCCAGAAACTTCCCCCGAAGTGGAGTGCGACTGGTTCCCTGCGTTTTCAGAATGGGTACACCAGTATCTGTCAGACGGTCGCAACTGGTACCAGTGGGACTGGAAAGTTGGAGACTTTATTGTCTGGGACAATAGGGCAACTATCCATTCTTTTGGGCCTGGGTGGAATCATTCTCAGCGCATATTTGCCCGTGGGAGCATCGGAGAGGAGATGCCATATTTTGACCCCGGCAGGCAATCAAAACTGAACCCTGCATTCGGTGATGTCATTAGGCATCATACGGTAGCAAAAGACAGGTCGGTTGGCCCAAATCCAGATCACATCCCATTGGTGTTTACTAAGGGCATTTACGCCTTGCCCGGCCTGGAGCACAGATTCCAAAAAGCAACAATGTTCGTTTATAGCAGCAACGGACAAATACCGGAAGATGCGGAGCGGGTAAAAGCAGAAACTTGGAACCCTGAATTTGACATCATCCCCGTCTCGCCTGAGTCGGGAAACTTTCTCGAACGCTATAGCAAGCGCGCCCTTCCTGGGGCCCCCTTAGAGGGCCAAAAATTTCTGTTTACCCCTAATGGAGATCTGGAGAAAGCATATGCTCCATCGGACGATCTTTTTAGCACCGAACTCGACGATCAGGGCAGATGGCCATTACTTCGGCTGATCGAAGCATTTGGAGAATTCCATGCAGATCTTCGGCATGCAGGGCACGCTTGGCACTATCCAGACTGGTTCCCGCACCAGCCCCTAAAGAATCGCCCTTGGGATTGGCATAATTTATCGTTCATCGATTATGAAGGTTTTGAGGATTCGCAACCCCCATTTGACTTCCTGGTTCAGTTTGCCGTCGACACGGTGTATGGATGTTTCAACCATCTTGAAACAAACGAAGAACGAAAAGAAATTATTGAAGCAATCGTTGACTACCTGCAGTACATGCTCGAACTCAATGAGCATGAGATCGACAGATAGGGCAGGCCTATGCCTAATCACAATCGATACCCTGGTGAAAGCACCCAAGAATTATTTGCTTTAGAAATGACCAATTTCAAATCCCAGGGTCATTATGTGGAGGTCGGCGCCTATCATTCGCGCGAACAAAGCAATACTTACTTCCTGGAAAATACATACGGCTGGGTTGGCGTATCTTTTGAAATTAAGGAAGAACGGAGGAGTGAGTTCAACTCAGCACGGCGAAACCCATGTTTTGGCGATGCCCTAAAATTTAACTACATATCCTACTTCGAGGAAAATAATTTTCCCAAGCAGATAGATTTTTTACAGATTGATATCGACACTGGGTACGACTATGCACGACGGCCAAGGGGCAACCCATTAAACTGCCTCCATGGACTAATCAGTCTCCCTTTATCGTCTTATCGGTTTTCTGTTATTTGCTTTGAGCATGATTGGATCAAATATTTTCGCAATCAGGTGATGCGGGATATCCAAAGAGAAATCCTGGACTCGTTTGGTTACGTACTGGCAGTTCGCGATGTTGGCGAGGACTACTGGATCGATCCAAACGTCATAGACTGGCAAAAGTGCGAGCAGTATGTTAGTAGGGAATACTTGAGAAGGTTTTATGAGCCAAAACAACAGTGGTGACAGATTTGAGGCGACACACCTTGGGTCGGGTGTCGTTTTGTTTAGAAATGTATTTTCCCTTGATTGGGATTGGATGCGAAATTTTTGCCACGAAACTCTTCTTGAAGAAAGGGCCAAATCGTATACTCCTGGCATTGACCCAATAAGCGGGATTGAAGGATATATAAACAGAAGCGGTTACTTCTTCAACAAGAATTCCATCGAGGAAATGCCTTGGCGAGGAAGTATGATTCACCAAAATTCTGACGAGAAAGTAATCGAAGCCCTTAATTACATCGAATCAGTACGCGACAAGTGCCTCCTGTCCTATTTAGACATTTTCCCTTTAGTTGGGAAGTGCATATGGTGGAAAATTAAAAGTCATATCGTGGCGTACCCCAAGGGGGCGTACCTTGGGATGCACTCGGATGTATCAACTGACTACGAATATGGCAAGCCGCACCCGATTGATCAATTGGCAACCCGCAATACGGTCTCAGTCGTCGCCTACCTCAACGATTGCGTCGATTCGGAGGATGAACTTGATGGCACAAATTTCACAGGGGGTTTGCACCATTTTTGTTACTTAGATATAACCCACAAGCCGTCGAAAGGGGACATTCTATTTTTCCCTTCGAATTACATGGCGGCTCATGAAGTGCAAATGATTACGGGCGGTTGGCGTTATTCGTACCTAGGCTGGTACTGCCAGGGCACGCCAAACCCATCAGTGAGAGAAGAGGTGTGCGATCCCCTCGCCCACCCAGACCAAGCGCAAATGTCCTCTAATGTGTACATGCCGACTGGGTACTCCTTGCTTCCTCCAACTGGGGCGTTAGAGGATCAGTAAACCCATGGACTGCGTTGACCATGGTTACGGGGTGGTGGAATTTCCGCTGTTGATTGCGAATATTGCAGATGACGTACTCGATGCATGGGTTGAGGACATGCATGACGAGCAGCCTGAATGCTACAAGGCGTTTGAAATGGCCCCTCAGAGGTACCCGAATTTTTATGCAGGTCACCCCGATGAGTCTCGATTAATGCTGATTCAGCGCCTACGGGATGCCACGATGAGAGCAGTAGGACACTACGCAAAGATCTACCCTGGGGCAGCGAAATCAATTGCATGGAGAGGAGACTCTCATGTGATCTCCTATGGACCAGGTTGCCACATCGGGGTGCATAATGACAATGCGATCGACTCGGGGACACAAAACGAAGAATTGATCGGCTCGGTAATTTCTACTTCGCTGATTCTCTCAGATCGCTGCGTAGGTGGAGCGTTGGGATTTCACTATCTTGGTCAGGAATTTCTCCCGTGCAAAGGTTCATTCTTTGCATTCCCATCTAATTTCATGGGGGCCCACTACATAACTAAAGTGATCTCTGGGACCAGGGTCGCACGACTAGAGTGGTTTGGGCATGGGAAAAGAACTGGGAATTTTGAGATAGTGGAATTGGGCCAGGCTGATCAATGAAAATTGGCATCTTGCACCCGGGCAAAATGGGGGCATCCTTAGCCCAAGCGTGTTTAAGGAATGGCCATGATGTTTTTTGCGCACTAAATGGGCGCTCCGAGACCACCAAGACTCGCGCCAACTCCATTGGGCTAATCGATCTCGGCACTATCGGAGCCATGTCCCAGGAGGTTGAGGTTATTATTTCTATTTGCATGGGGGGAGGGGTGTTCCCAAATGCCGAAGAAGCAATAAAGCATGGCTTCACGGGGACATATATTGATGCCAACCATATTGGTGACAAAAATCAGGAAGTATACCTTCGGGAGATGCTGTCTCGTGCGCGTATTCGTTACGTCGAGGCAGCGATTTATGGGTGGCCCTACCCTCACGTCGAAAACCCAAATGCAGAACGAACAATATATTTAAGCGGCAAGCACTCAGCATTCGCTCATCGCCTTATTGATGGTGACATATTTAGGGGTTCCATTTGCGAAACTCAAGAAACTGCCAAAGACATTAAACGGTGGAGAGAAAATCGAGACAAGGACAAAACAATGCCACATACAGATTATGGGTATGGGATTGTGGAGTTCCACAATGTGCTTGCGGTTGATGAAGCCTTTATCCCTGGCTGGCTGGAGCGTAGGCGCAAAGTTGAACCGCATGACTACACAATTGATGAAAATGGGTTTTACGTGAATCGCGGTGGATATAAGTTTACGAAAGCACAAGTTACAGAGGCTCCAGAAAGATACTTGAATCTTTCACCAGAAGGAGCCCCCTCCAACGATATGGAGTTTCACACCAAACTCGAAAAAGCAATGTTTGATTGCATACATGCATATTCGAATGTGTACCCGGAAGCAAAAGATTGTCTTCAGTGGCGGAGCGACGCTCACGTCGCCGTTTATGGCATAGGGGCGGGTATGGGCATGCATCACGACAATGCGATCGGTGGGGCATCGGAGAACGAAAACCCCATCTACAATGTAGTTTCGGGCTCGTTAGTAATATACGACAAGTGCGACGGCGGGGAACTCTACTTTAGATTTATAGATAAACGCTTCAAGCCGCTTAG